TGAAGAATATAAAATTGAAATTGAAAAGACTGAAACAGTTAAAGAAGAAGTTGTTGATGAATCTATTCTTGATTTAACTAAGTTAAAAAAAGATGAATTGATTGCATTAGTTAAGACTGCATTTCCCGATCGTGATTACAGCGGACTAAAAAAAGATGAATTGATTGAAATTCTTGAAGGGCCAACAGATGCATAAAGATAAAAAAGAAGGCATTATGATTGTATTTGGTGGGCCAAAGCCTGAAAAAGACGATTATAAAGAAGATAAAAAAGAGTATAAAGAAAACGAAAAGACTGAAAAAGAGTCTAAGTTACAATATACTCTTGAAGATTTTGGCGGTTACACGCCCATGTCATTGGTTTCGAAATTAGAGGAAGCCAAAGACGCTATAGCTAAAGGTAGTACTAAAGAGGCAATTATGGCTCTTGATTCTTGCATTGTTCGGATAACGGGTAAGCAATTACCAGAAAACGACCCAGATAGTGCTATGAAGACAGACCCGTTTTTTGAACTCGATAAAATACTATCTTAAAAATATTTTAGGAGGAAACCGATGGCAGAAGACATCCAAGCTGATGTTGCACCGGAGCAAGTCCAACCAGAAGCCACCCAAGTTACTTTTGGGCAAGGCGATAATGTGGACATTTCGAGCAATGACAATGGACAAGTTGAAAGCGAGTCTATAAACAATTCATGGGAAGGGGATAAGCGTTTTGAATCGCACTGGGGCAAAGACCCAAATAAAATGTATGAATCATTACGTTATCATGAGAAAAGACAAGGTGACTTCGACAAACAGATTAATGATTATAAATCACAAGTTGAAGAACTCCAAAAATACAAAGACGACTATACGCAAATTGAAGAATTGTTTAATCATGAACAAATCGGAAATGAGCTTTTAGGCGTTATTAATAAATACAGTAACGGTCAACAAGAACAAGTACAGCCACAAACTAATATTCAGGATGACAGGTTAAACGACTTGTTATCTTGGAAAGAACAGATTGAAAATCAAGCGTTGTCACATTACGAAACTCAACAGCAAAATGAGGCTTTTAGCAAAATTGATAAGTTAGCCGAGCAATATGTCATTAATTACGACAAAGAGCAGTTTGCTAATTTTATGAATGAAGCACAAATCCCTAAACATTTATGGTTTGATGCATTTAAAGCCCAAGCATTCGAGAAAGTAGTAAAAGATCATGCAACCAAAGTATCACAACAAGCATTAAAAAAAGCACAAGCAGCGCCAAGTGTGGTTACTGGTAGCAATAAAGTTCCAACGGCGGGGGCAAATCCTCCAAAAAATTATGATTTGCGAGCAGATCTTGATTCTGTTGTACCGGATTAAAAAAGGAGAATAAAAAAATGGCTTTAACGGCAGCACAGCTAGACGAAATTCAAGCGGTCGCACATAACGCTTTTGATAAGATTATGCCCGATCAATTTTTGACATCTTCAGCTTTTGGTAGCATGATGTCTAAAAAACCAAATTTGGAATATGTTTCAGGGGGATCTAAAATCCAGCAACCTGTACAAATTGCAGAAAACCAAGCCGATGGATTTATCGACGGTAAGTTTGATGTATTAGATTTATCAGCTTCTCAGCAATTAAGTTTTGCAGAATTTGATTTCAAATACCAAAACTACAACGTATCTATCACTCTTGATGACATTGCTAGAACAGGTGACACAGGCAACGCAATCAAATCACTTTTAGTTGAAAAGGTTAATTTAGCGGCTGGAACTGCAAAGCGTACCTATGCACAAGCATTACATGGTAACGGTTCAGATTCTAACGGTAAAGCAATCAACGGACTAGGTGACGTAACAGCTGCCTCTGGTACTGCCTATGGTGGAATTACTAACACTGATTTAGCCGATTCAACCACTTGGTTGACTGAAATTGATTCAACCACTAACACAATTAATTTTGCTAACTTGAATACTCTTGTTGGTACCTTAATTGCACGTGGCCAAGGTGCAGGTGATGCAGTTGGTTCATACGCCCCTGACGTTATGATTTCTAATTCATTCGTTCAAGACAAGTTCTTAGCATCTCAACAGTCTCAGCAACGTTTCGCACGTGAAGACGATTTGAAAGCCGGATTTTCGGGCTGTAAATTCCGGAACATCGATTGGTATGTCGATGATTTTTCGCCCGGCAGCGCTGATGGTTCAACAGCAGACAATTTCTTATATGTATTATCTAGCCCAACATTTGCTTTGAAATATAAGTATGGTTTTGAAGGAAAGAAAGCTCCAGTTGATTTCAACGGACGTATTCCTAACCAAGCAATCATCACTTCTCAGCATTTTATGGCTTACAACTTAGTATGTAGAGCGCGACGTTACAACGGCGTATTTAAAACTTTACAATCTTAATATTTTTAGAAAGGAGAAAACCAAATGTCTTACGTAAATTCAATCGACACTGATGATTTAACAAATCCATCTAGCACACGTAAATATGAGCTAGGCGCACGATATGTTGATAATTCAGACACTAACGCAATTAAAAAAGAATATGTGTACGTTAAAGCACATGGTGCATTAACTCAGTATCAGCCATACCAGTTGTCAGCGGTTAACACTGCTGGTGCGGAAGTATCAACAAAAGCCCCTGCAACTACTGCAAGTGGTGCTACCGTTGTTGCTCCTCAAGTGGCTGTAACTTCAGGTTATTATGCATGGGTACCTTACAAAGGGATCGTAACTGTATTAACAACTGATACATTTGCAGCCGGTGACTATGCCGAAGTATTGAACGCTGGAACTGGTCTTAAATTAGACGGTGGGGCTTCTGGCTCAACTGCTGAGGGTGCAGGTTCCGTTGGAATCGCAACTACTGCTACAAGCGGTGGTTCAGCATCATTCGTATTGTCAGGAAACGTAGTAGCTGTCGCAGCTTCTTAATAGTTTTTAGGGTGGTGGCCAAGTGCCACCCCCAACACTAACAAAATGGCAAATTACCAAGATATAATTGCAAATGAAGGGATAAAGTACTTTAAATCAACGGGAACAGGTACAGATGCAGACCCTTATATTCCCTCAACGTCAACGGCAATAAGTGCCGATGAAGTATCTAGTATTACTAATTTTAATGTTTCTATTGGCACAAGTAGCACACAAGTTTTAGCTGCTAATAGTAACAGAAAATTACTAATATTAGTTAATGATAGCGATGAGCCTATCTATGTATCTTTAGGTGCAACAGCAACGCTTAATAACGGTATCCGACTAAACGCAAGTGGTGGGGCTTTGGCATTAGATAACCCAATATTTAAAGGCGTAGTTAATGCCATATCAGCTAACGGAAGTAAAACGCTAGTAGGTGCCGAGGGATGACCTATATATACAATCCTACAGAGGGTGGCGGTAGCGGAACAGATAAGTTTTTATCGTCTTTAGGGTTTAACACTGGAACAGGCGTTTTAACTGCTACCATGAATGATAGCGCAACAAGAACAGTTGACCTAGACGGACGATATTTAGAAAACATAGTGGAAGACACGACGCCTCAGTTAGGCAATAATTTAGACTTAAATAATAGTGATATCACAGGTACAGGAAATATAAATATAACAGGCTCTGGTACTTTGTCAGGCGATTTAACCATAGACACAAACACGCTGTATGTAGATTCGACAAATAATCAAGTTGGAATTGGCACAACAACATTAAATGGCGAGATATTAACAGTTAATGGCAACGTCGAAGCTGATAATTTCATTGGTGGATTACGTGGAGAGGTACAATTTAAAGCAAAGGCCGGTGAGGCAATAACAAAAGGTGACCCAGTTTATATATCTAGTTTTGACGTAACTGGAAACCTACCAGTTGTGGGTATTGCCGATGCTAATGACTTTAACAAAATGCCAGCGTTCGGTTTAGCAGAAAATACAGCATCTACAAATGCTTCTATAAATGTAGTGACGTTTGGTACCTTGTCGGGATTAGATACTAGCTCATTTAGCTTAGGGGATGTTTTATATGTATCTGACACAGGAACATTAACAGATACACGGCCAAAAACAGAATCATCACTTATACAAAATATCGGCAAAGTTCAAAGATCACATGCAACCTCAGGATCGATTAAAGTAGGTGGTGCTGGGCGTACAAACGATGTGCCAAACTTAAATGAGGGTAATGTGTTTATTGGTGATGCAACAGGTTGCGCTATAACTAGAGGCTTAACCCTTGATGATATATCAGAGACAGCCACAAACAAGCATTTTACATCTAGCGATAACACAAAACTAGATGGCATACAATCTGGGGCAGAGGTAAATGTAAATGCCGACTGGAACGCTGTTAGTGGTGATGCTCAGATATTAAATAAACCCACAACGATAACAAGTGCAGAGCAAACTAAGCTAGGATATATATCCGTTACACAAGCAGTAGACCTAGACACGATGGAATCTGATATAACAACAAACAACGCAAAAGTAACCAATGCAACACATACAGGGGATGTTACAGGTGCTACCGCCTTAACGATTGCGGATGAAGCTGTTACTAATGCAAAAATTGCACATGTTGCTACTGGAACGGTTAAGGGCAGAACAACAGCAGGGACAGGGGATGTCGAAGATTTAACAATATCAACAACTTTAAAAACAGCATTAAGTCTAGTTAAGGGCGATGTTGGTCTTGGGAATGTAGCAAATGTAGATACAACTAACGCAACTAATATCTCTAGCGGAACGTTAGCAGAAGCACGATTACCAAGTATAGATGCGGATAATACAACAATAAGTAATTTAACGGTTACAAATCTAAAAGCTGGGGTACTTGATACAGATTTAAACAGTGTTAGTACAAGTCACGATACACTTGCAAGTGCTAAAGCAATAAAGGATTATGTAGATGCGAGGGTGCAGTATGCATTGGATAATGCTACTCAGTATTTTGGATAGGAGGAAATATGTTAGTTAGTGACGTTATAGATAGAATTAATACAGCAATAAGCGACGAAGATAGCACAAAAGCGACTAGCAGCTTATTTAGTAATAAAAGAAAAGTTAGCCAACTTAAAAATGCCTTGGATGTATACGCAAGTACCACAAAAGGAATAGAAGATATATTTAGTACACCTGTTAATACTTCAAGCCGAGTAGTTACAGGCCCAACAGATGCCATAAGATCAGAGGCGTATAGATTAGCTTATATATGGCGCGATGGCCGAAAAAATGCAATGAGCTTTAAGGATTTGAATTACGTAACAACGGAATTCCCCTATAATACCTATGCAGGGATTCCACGATTTTTTAATGTTTGGAATAATGAAATTACAATATATCCAGACAATAACAATTCAGCACAGACAACGACTCTTAATGGTGCAATTAGTGACAGTGCTACAACAATTACAGTGGCCTCAACCAATAGTTTTCCTGATTTAAATGGCCGTATAACAATAAATAATGAAAAGATACGCTATACAGCCAAAACAGCAACAACATTTACCGGATGTACTAGAGGTATTGAGGGAACAACAGCAGCAGGGCATAGTAATGCCGATACAGTAACTCATAATAACTTTGTTTTACATTACAGAAAAAAGCATTTTGAAATTAGTGTTGATGCAAACGATACGATATCAGCCACTGATTTAGCTAAAGAAATGGAAATTCCAGACGAGCATGTAGAACCTATAATTGATTTAGTGGCTTACAGGCTTTTAATTTTGATTGATGACTACAATCGAGCAGATAGATATAAAATTGATGCCTCAGCCTTTTATAGACAAGCTAAAAATGATATTGAAGCTGGTTATGGCGATGTAATGAAAGCTGGTATGATTGGACAACCGTATGATTGGGAAGTTAATAATATAGGGAGTACAATTTGAGCTTTGTTGTAGAATCGTATCAATCTAAAGGGCTTAGGGATGATAAAGGACGAAAGTTCGTATCACCTGATTATTTTTATAATATTGAAAATATGAACTATGACAACATCATAGGATGTCAAAGAATAAAAGCCCCTAGTGTTGAATATAACGTAGGCAGCAATCAAATTGATGGTGGTTATGATTTTAGGTACATTGATGCAGTCGGGCAATTTCAAAGTGAAAAAATAATTGTTCAAGGTGGCTCAATCGTTAAAGACTTTTTAACTTCTCCAACTACCATTTATACCGGATTAACAGCAGGGAAAAAATGCACGTTCGGAATATTAAACGATAAGCTATTTATTTCTAATGGGTTTGATTATCCATTGGTTTATGATGGAAGCTATGTTAAGGAAATGGGCGCACCTACTGCCAAAGACTTGCTTGTAGCAGGTGGCTTAACAGGAGCTTACTATTACGCGATGACATATGTTATTGATGGTGTCGAAATTATACTTGGAACTAAGTCAAATACAATTACCGTATCAAGTAAAAGCATTGATCTTGATTTACCAGTAGGAATAGCAACTTGCACAGCACGTAAAATATACCGTACAGAGGCAGGGGGAAGCACATTAAAACTACTAACAACTATTAACGATAACACCACCACAACGTATCAAGACAATACAGCGGATGGATCACTTGGTGCAAATATACCGAGTACAAACAGCTCATGCCCAACACCACAGTTTATAACTGTTAAAGACGAAAAAATAATAGGGGCGGTTAATGCCAATAGACCAAACTACTTGTATGTCACAGAGTTTGAGGTAGAAGTGTTTTTTAACACGTCGGGCGTATATGATGTATCGGGTGTAGGAAACGATAATTCACCTTTAACAGGATTAATAGAAGACTATAACCAGATCGTAGTTTTTTCAGAAAACCATATATATTTAGCTGATACGTCAGGATTAACAACAAGTGTAAAACAAACAACGTCAAACGTTGGATGCATTGATGGTTTTAGTATTGCGAGAATACCAGAGAATGACATATTACAGGGCGGTATTATGTTTGTTTCTAATTTGTACGATGTTCGGATTTTTAGCGGTAATATTGCCACAAACTTAGCCACAAGTTTTGATAACTTAACAACAAATAATTTTTCTAGCGCAATAAATAAAGATAGTTTAAAAAATCAGTTAAAAGATAACCGATTAGAAGCAGCATTTTTTGATTATAAATATCATTTGATTGCTGAAACATTTATGTATGTTTACGATATACGTATTTCAGGATGGACGAAGTATTTTATTAAAACAACAAGTTACACCCCTATTTATTGGCGGTTTTTTCAGATCGACCAAACGTTGTATATTACCCAAAAAAATGCAGGTATTGTGGAGCAAATGTACAATGCTTTGAATTATCGTGGGGAAGAATTAACAGCGTTTTTTGAAACGCCTGAAATAGCGGTGGGAACAGAACAAAAATTCTATAAAAATTTATATGTGTATTATGACAAGTCAGGAAGTAATACTTTAACAGCAACTGCAACAATAGACAGCACAAAAACAGTAACTGCCACCATCACTTATGATGGAGCGTATTATGACTTTGATTATTTCGATGAAGATTATTTTGAGACGACAGAAGACGAAGAAGATTACAAAGTGGTATACATAAATAAATACGCAAATTGGATGCGTTTTAAAATAAGCACACAAACACAAGCCATTATTAAAGGATGGAAATTGGAAGGGCGTATAATTCAATGAATGTGGAGTATGTAACTAATAATGATATTGCTGAAATTGTTAGCTTCGGTGAACAATGTTTTAGAAATATGAAACTCGATACATTAGGATTAAATTATTGTAAAAAAAGCCATACTCAAAACATGAAAAGGTATATTAATACAGATACTTATGTAACTATTAAATGCATGAAAGATCAGTCTATCATTGGTTTTTTAGCAGCTTATGCATCACCACAGATATTTAATAATGATCGTGGAATCATGAATGTTTTTACAATACAGGCCAAACCCGGACTGCCAAGCATAACCAAAGGACGTGTTGTAAATGCATTTAGGGTATTTATTGAAGATATATGTAAAAAAGTAGGAATACAATTAATTAATTTTCAGGCAATAATTAGTAATGATTTATCAAAATATTTAGAAAAACATAACTATAAAAAAGGCGATATTTTGTTATATAAGGAGGTAATTTAGTATGGGAGCATTAGCACCAATAGGTATGGAGATCGGCAAACAGGCAGCGTTAGGCGTTGGATCGTCAATGTTAGCCAGTGAAGCAAATAAGGCACTTGGACAAACGCAAAAATCAGGTATACAAGCTAGTCAAATATCCCCAGCCATGAGCAGCTATTTAGGTAAATCTTTAGCGCAACTTGAAGAAGAAAAGAGACGTAAACAAATGTTAGATAGTAGAAGTTTAAATTATAATCCTAATAAATTTGGAGGGTATGCATAATGGGTG